TCATCAGCGCCTGCGAATGGGAATTTATGCTATCTAACCGCAAATATTCCAAGTCGTTTTATGCAAACTTGGGCCGGACAAACTGTAAGTATTGCCTTATCAACCATTTGGCCGGCATCTCTTTTAAACGGTACCAGCCTTTTCACGGTAGGTGGCTACTATGGTACGGGTACGACCGATTCAAATCTCTTGATTACCAGTGGTAATCGGGCGGGCAGCCTTACCAATACGACCTATGGCGCAAGCGCACTACAACCCACCGTTAGCGTGCCCACAAGTGCTACGGGTGTGCAAACTTATCAAGTAAGTTTAGGCACGCTTCCAGCCGCCACCACGCAAATCACCATTTTTTTCGTTATGCAATATGTGGCCGCTGTTTCAGCTGCTGAAAATTGGAAGTTGAATAATTTGTATTGCGGACCCACAAGTGCGCCCGTCTACACCCCACTCGACTATCGCCTGGATTATGAACGCTGCCAGATGCTAATCGAAAAAACTTATGCACTGGGTGTGGCACCTGCCACCAATAACAGCGCAGGCTACCAAATCTATCCAGCTGTGGGTTACTCAGGCAACCCCATTCAAGCAGGCCAAAGCTATGGCAATGTGCAGTTTTCCGTACCTAAGCTTTATACACCGCGTGTCAGCATGTATTCGGTTTTAAACTCCATGCTAAATAGCGCGAGTTTTTATAATTCTGGTAATACGTCAACCGTCACAGATTCCGGAACCAGCAATAATTTGTATGCCGCAAACATCACCCCCAGCGGGTTCAATGTGCAGAACAACACATCAGGCACACTTGTAGGCAACATTCCTAATGTGATGGGTCACTGGATTGCAGATTCAACATTACTGTCTTAAAGGATAAAATATGTATACCCAATTAGTTGATGAGCAGAACCACATATTTTGCATACAGAATCTGGAAACAGGCCAATATATACCGCAAGACAAGCGCAATCCGGCCTATTGCGCCTATTTGCATTGGCTGGCTCTAGGCAATCAGGCGCAACAAACCATTTTAAGTAGCACAAATAAAGGGAGCGCCAAATGACAACATCAGCATTTACCGTTGATGGCACAACGACCGGCGGGGGAGGGGAGGGCACGGTCACTCAAGTGACAGGCACCGTAAACCAAATTACAGTCACAAGCCCCACCACCACCCCAGTCATCAGTTTTGACCCGGCTTTTGTCGCTGAATTTCAAGCGCTGCAAGCAGGTTCAAGTGGCAATGGTACTGCAAGCACCAATCGCAATTATTTGATTAACGGCAGTGGCCTGTTTGCGCAACGCGGCGCATCTGGAGCGGCTGTGTTCACGCTACCCAATGCCATTACGCGATATGTCGATGATTGTTGGGCCATCCAGACCAATGGGACTCCTGTTAGCGTCTCGCAAGTTATGGGGCCTGACAACATTCCAGCTACTGGCATCCAGATACAGCGCACACCAAATTCCAGTGTCGTCACTCCAGTTAACTACGGTCAAACAGTGGTGCCAGAAATTACCGTTTCACTTATTGATAATGAGCTGGTGTTTAACTTTGCAGCGCAAAAGCTTGCTGATTTTACAGGTACGCTGACCGCACAAATCATTGGTGGCACTTCAAGCCAAGGGGCGGCTGTGTCCTATTTAGGTACAGGCTTTGCAAGCTCTAGTGTGCTGGCAACTGAGACCTTAAATCTAACTACCAGTTTTCAAAATTTCACTCTTACAATCCCGCAGGTTTTGGCTGCCGCTTACACGCAAGTTTATGTTGGTTTTACTTGGACACCTAGCGGACAAGCAGGCGCTCTGGATGGCTTTGTCGTTGCTAAGCGCCAATTGAGCACGAGCCCGCAAACCTATGCCTATCCCGATTATTTTGACGAATATAGAGCTTGCTTGATATTTTATCGCAAGACTTTAGACCTTAATGTCGACCCAGCAACCGCCACGCCCTCAAGCCCCGGATACATCTATCTCAATGCCTTTTCTTTTTACAACTACGCCCCAAGTGACGGTTCAAGCACACAAATTGTGGTGCCCTCCACTAATTACTTTGGCTTCGGGCTGCCCATGTATTTTGCCCCTACGGTCAATGTACTGACCAATGCGAACCCAACAAGTCAAACAAGCATTGTCAGCGTTAACTCACAAGGCTTGACGATCATGAACACCAACAATAATCATCAAGTTCATTTAACACTCGATGCGACGCCTGTTTGATGGCTGACTTCAACACCGCACTAAAAGTGCTTGACGAGCTGGAAGGTGGTTGGAGTACGCAAAAGTTTGATAAAGGCGGGGTAACCCGTGCAGGGATTTCCCTGCGCTTTTTACAAACACAAACAGCTCTAAGCGGGGATTTTGACCACGACGGCAAGATATCTGCCCATGATTTACAAGCCATGACACAGCTTGAACGCGATGACTTACTGAAGGCTGTTTTTTGGACGCCTCTGAAACTCGACAAAATAACCGCGCAACGCATTGGCACCCTACTTTTTTGCCAAGCTGTAAATCTAGGCGCAATGGAAGCCGTAATACTGCTGCAACAAGCTTTGATGCAAATTAATCCACGCCTCAAATTGCGCTTAGATGGCCTGCTTGGGCCTTTGACGATAGCGGCCACCAATGCACGGGCAGCTACTGATTTGCTGAGTACCTACAAAGTGTTAAACGCCAAATACTATGCGCATATTGTAGAGCGCGATAAAACACAAAGTGTGTTCTACGGCGGTTGGCTTCATCGACTGGCTAAATTATAAACCGTTTTTTTTCCATTCAGCAAAGCCCCAGCCGTCCATGAAATCTGCCAAGTGTGCACCATTAGCTAAATGATAGAGCTGACGAAACGTCCAGCTTTTGTGCAGATGGGTCTCGTACTCTAAATTAGAGCAATTGCTTGATAGGGTACTTAAAGCATGGTAGAACCAGCGCTCTAAACTTGTCATTTGCAAAAGCCAAGCACGGTTCTCAGCAAGTTCTTGCGGCTCGCAACCGTTGTCGTACTCATGGAATTCTAAAAACTCTTCGAGGCTTGCAAACGCTTTAAAAGACTCCCAAACTTTTGCAAGCTCATCATCACTGAAGCCATTTTTTTGCATGCTGTTTTCCTTTTTTTATTGATGTAACGTTATCATGGAAGATGGTATAAGGCTAACTTGAGTGTTGCACATTCTCAAGGCTTTCAAATTTTAGATGTTTATATAATTGCTTCTTGTCAGTCCCATGTAAAAACATGAAAGCTGTCATGACGAGGATGAGGATAAGGCACACAAAAAGACAAATAAGTATTTCTACAGTTTCTCTGTAGCTGTCGCTATCCATGATTCACCATCAGCCAATTCTTGCCGCAAAATTCCCTCAATAATACCAAGCTTAGCTGCCGCCCACCAGACCTCTTCTGCTTCAAGCTCAACGCACAAAGCATCTAATGCATCCAAGGCTTGTCTTATTTTATCATTCATGCAACTTGTCCTTAAAAGGGCACATCATCCAAATTAATAGCTATATCAGAATTTGCCTCTATGTGCTTGTTATGCACCGGATTATTCTTTATAAAATCGACTTGATTTTGTAAGTTGTCTAGGCTTTGCTGATGCTTGTCCGATTTGCTTTCAGGTTTGAGCCATAGAGATACTCGATTACGCTCAGGGTAACCATCACTTTGCTCAACGCGAATACGCGCAACTCCCGTGGCCCCTTTTAGTTGCAGCAAAGCGCGATTGTCGCAATCTACAAGCCGGCCTTCAGGCAAAGGCACTTGTAGAGAGTCACAAAAGCTTTGTAGGCGTTTGCGTGAACCATGAGACAAATACTCGTAGGCGATTGTCGTCTGGTCATCTTTTACGAGCTTTAGTTTCAGCTTGATGCTCAGATTACCCGCACGTGATACATGCTGCTCAATCCATTCAATGGTAAAATCGGCAAGCCCTTCAGTAAGCACGGTCATTCTCAATCCTTAAGACTTAATTTCAGTAGCCACTCTAACCCTTCTTCATCTAAGTCGTTCAACTTTTTATCTTTTTTAGTGAGTACCACCTCAACCGCCCTTTTGTAACTAGGATTGATATTTTGGCGTATTTTTATTTCATTGCGCAGATTTTCAATAACGCTTAGGCCCTCAATGGGCTTACCCGGTGGGGTCATAGGCTCAATGTGCATATTGGTTGCGTCATCATCTACCCCATCATCAAGCATCAAAAGCCCGCTTAAAGCTAACTTACGGGCATAAGAACTTGCGGTTCCGGTGATTTGCGGCTCATCTTGACCCTTTTTAACGAGAGGTTCGCGGGCGTATCCTGTGCGGTCAATGCTTTGTCCGGCATGCAGAAAAGATGCTGTTGCTTTGACATAATAGCGCTCACCAATGAGGACCACCTCATCACTGACGCCGACTGAGCAAGCTTCAGGGATGGCTTTATTGGCCGCTTCCATAATGTCATCGCAAGTGCGATACATGTATCCGGCATACTCATTTTTCTTTTTTTTCGGGCATTTTATTGCAAGTTGCATTTGACGCAGTAAAGATATGATGTCGTTCATGATTCTAATCCTTTTTTGTTTGCGGCGTTAATACCAAGGAGAAAAGCATTTATAACAATGTCGTGAATCATCTCAGGAAAGCGTTTTGGATCACCCATTGCACTTTTCATGCACAAAAGCGTTGAGAGTGCTGCCAGTTCGTCCTGATAGGTTTTCATTGCACCTTGCATAGCATCTTGTTGCAAAAGTCTGTTACCGATGGTTTCCGCGCGCCTCAAAGCATCAACCAACACGCTTTCATCATGCATCTTCTGCATCCTTTGGTAGGCTCATCTTTTCATCATCATTAAGTATGGCAATAAAAACGCCCAAGTCTGCAAGCAAGGCATTAAGCGCGTGTTTAGCCGCTTGCAGGTGACGCTCCAAAAGCCCTGGGCTCAAAGCGTGGTCTTGGTGGATTAAGCCTAATTGGTTTAAAGCCTCTAAGCTTAATTTGTGCAAATGCCTGACTTCTTGTAGGTTGATGGTGTACATAGCTGATCCCTTGTATTCTATAGGTCGCTAGTATATGCTGGTGGTTTTTATAATGCAAGAGAACACCATGAATTTTGACAATGAATTATTAACAATAGACTTACCGAGGCAAAAATTAGGCCTTGAAGTGCATGTGCGTGATTATGCCGAGGTCTGCAAATTGGCTAAAAGATTACGTTATTCCAGGGCGCATATCATACGCACTTTCATCCTTGAAGGGTTAAAGCTTACAAAAGGGGCTAAAAATGGCAAAAAAGGTTGAAGATTTTCTGCTAGATAGAATCAAAGATGATTTTTTGATTGCTAATAACTATAAACGTAAACTTTCACATAAAACACTCGATGAAAAGCTAATATTAATCGCTGACTTGCTTAAAGATTTTAATTTTGGCTATCGGCAATATGTGCTTGAGAAGCTCAATGCCCTACAAGCTGCAAGTCAAGAGCTCAAAACCGATGGGAATTAGAAATTCTAGAACCATTTATTATCTGCGCAAAGAGACTCGCGATGAGCTTGAAGTTGTGGTGTCTCAAGCCCACTGCATGATACCGCGCAAGTATTGGGATATTGAAGTGTTGTGGCCACGTGGCCAGGGTGTTTTTCAAAGGCGCAAATTAGTTGATTGCTTAGACCGTTTTTTAAAAGACTAATGAAACAAATGAAGGATGCGATGAATGAAAGAATTAATCAAACTTGACATAGATAATGATGCCGCCGCAATGGAAAAAGCAGCCCCACTGTTTGACCTTATAGAAAACCTCATTAGAAAACACAACATCGGACCAGGTTTGCATGAATTAACTTTGCAATTTAAGCATTATGGCTATATATGCGTAAACTTATGTCAAAAAGCTGTTTTACAACGAAATGTTTGCTCTCACGAGTTTACAAGTGCTTTTGTTGAATTTGTTAATAACAAAACACACACGAAAGACTCAATTGAAACATACGGCCTGCAAAGCAATATGCCGACAAAACCGGTAAGTCACAATGTAAGTCAGGCGCAAGCAAGTAAAAAAGTCATAGATTATAAAACAATCACCTCATTAGATTACAAGCGATTTGAGTTAAGCGTAAAAGAGGCTATACGTGATAACTGGGTACCTCAGGGAGGGATTTGCGTGAGCCTAGATGAAGATAAGGATGAATTCTATTATCAAGCCATGGTGAAATATGCATGAAGCCCCGCCTGCAAAATGCAGCCAAGCGCAGTTGAATCGTTATTTTATAGAATTCATCGAACCAATTGTGCAACAATTTAAAGAAGTTCGTGAGCATCTGATGCAAGGTGCATATATTAAGGCATATGCTCAGGTCGATGAAGTTATTAAAGAATTAGCAACATTTACAACAGAAATAAAGAGCTTATAGCTATGTATCTACCAGATAAACCATTTTTCAAAATACGTGAAATCTTAGGTGATAAAAATAATAACCCGCCTATAAAAGCCGTGTTCCCGGTTGGGCGCACAACTTGGTATGCGGGTATCAAAACAGGCATTTATCCAAAGCCTGTCTATCTTGGAGCGCGCAATGTTGCCTGGGCTCGTGCCGATTTAGAACGTTTATTGCAAGATGGCACTTTAAAACCTGTTGAGCGCGTCAAATCGCCTTATAGCACAAGACCAGAAAAACCAAAGATAGCTTCACAGCCTAATCCAGTGACTAAACAACAAACGCAAAACAAGCGAATCAATGTCTTAAGGGAAGAAGTTATAGCTGAAGCCCCTATCCGCGCACGTATTTACAAACTTTTCGATGGCGGTGGTTTGTTCATGGAAATTCACCCCCGAGGTAGTAAGTATTGGCGCATCAAATATAAGCATGCAGGTCGTGTGCGGTGCGCATCTTTGGGCGTATATCCAGAGGTTAGCTTAAGTCAAGCACGAGTCAATCGGGACGCTTGGCGCGCCTTGGTTAAGGCAGGTGAAAATCCATTATTAGCAAAAAAAGAAGCACGTGTTAAAGAACAATTACATGATCGACAAAACGCAAGGCTTAATGAGTTAAACGCACAATTGCTTCAGTTTTTCACAGCCTACAAAACACTAGACCAAAAAGACCCAATAGCGTGCGCTGTTTGGGAAGCACAAGTAAAAGCTGCACATCAGATGATTTATACGCATTTATGGAATGCGTTTGTAAACGACAATAGCCAGGAATAATACACATGAAAGACATAGCGAAAGACATACTTGATGAATTGTTGCCAGGTGGTAAAAAGCTGCTTGATGAAGTAACAGAGCGTGCGAATGCAAGTCACGCATTTGATAAATTCATAGTTAAACATTACGATTTTATTGCATTACAGCAAGCCGTTCTGATGACTGTTTCTGACAACAAAAACGAATCCAGCACGCAGGAAATTGACAAACTAGCAGGCGTGCAGCAATTGTTATACAACTTAATGGCGCTTGCTTATTTTGCGGCTAAGGATGAAAAATTGAAGGATGACTAACATTGACAAAGGTATGGACTCAATTATCATAGCACAGCCTAACCATACCTATATATTGCAACCGCACATTGACAAAGTATATCTGCCGGCGCAAGCGAAGAATGATGATTGTATTATCTTTGCCCGTCAAAACATTAATGATAATAATGTCATTACATTTGCGCGTATTGATAAGCAACCATTTCGAGCAGATATTTGTTTTTGCCGTAATGAATCGGCCATGAAAAAATTTTTAGATTACACAATATACGCTCATGTTCATGCTTTAGCATCCCAGGGTGGTTGGGATGTACAACACTTTATTTATTATGCTGAAAATTGGTTTTTAGTTGGTGGGCCTGGTTTATTCGATTTTTTGTAGGATGTTGGAAAATGAATGCTGACAATAACTAGTGCAAAAATTTCTGTTGGAGACTTTTAATGCAGAATAGACCCTGTTTTATGATTAATGGTGATGAGATTAAAGCTCAATTGAGAAAAGTCATAAAACATGCAAATAATACATTGCATCTAAAAGATGGCTTGTATCGAATGGACGTATCTTTTTCATTGCATGAAGGTATTTTAGGTTTAGGTCAATTTGTCACTATAGATAAAATACCTCCCTATTTTGACCCTTATTATATTTTAGGACCTAACACAAAAACAAATAGCCAGGAGTAAGCAATGCAAGCATTTAATATATGGATAAACAATGCGTCTTTCTTTGAGCTCTTTACATTGTCGCTTAAGATTATATGGCCTGTTGCTTGTGCCTTTTACTTTGTTAAGTACATATTAATATTATTTGAAAAAGTATTGCGAGCATTAGATAAAAAATGATTGCAATAATCGGGGTCTGTTATGAGCAGTTATTAAGATGTTAGTTTTTTCTTTTTTCAGTTTTTTTTCATTTTAGCTAGATCGAGTTCAAGCATTCTGTTATGGTTTGAGGTCAGCGAGTCATGCAAAGTTAGCGCTTTACATGGCTCAGTCATCCATAACCCATAGGAAAAATCATGAATAACGTCTGCTGCCCTCGATGGCTACATTCTACAGCCACAACCACATCACGTGTCAACCAAGTTACAAAACTAATTAAAATCTATGCCTATGGCTTAAGCCTATGGCAGGGTTTATTTTGTCTGAAATTTAGGAAATGGATTAGATAAGTTGATTATCTAGCTAGGATTTACAATCTGCGGCCTGCAGAAGATTTGCGAACCAGGGCTGCAAGTGAAGGAGTAATGATGTCGAAACAACATGATGATGAATACGATAACTGCAATGTGACGGTTGTACACGAATCCATACAAAGTATCGATTATGACCCAAGTCAATATACTTTGGTACCAAAAGCTTGGTTCGACAAAATCTATGACGACCCTACGCTTTCTGTAGAGGAGGCTGTCGAACAAATAAAGCAACTAGTAAGAAGCTGCAGGACTAACAAGGAAGTTAAATAACATGGAAACAAACGACAACTACACCCTTCAACAAATTGCCGAATACGTAGATCAATTAGACGATAGGCAAGACAGCATCAACATCTTCAAATACAACCGAGACACTTTTGCCAAGTTGCATCATGAGCCTGTTAGAAGTCCGCATCTAAGCTTTAAAGCTAAAGGCTTGCTTCTCGTATTGCTAGACAATGTCAAAACTTGGAATGTTTGCTTGAAAGAAATTTCCAGTCGAGCACGAGATGGTATTTGCGCGACTCGGAGCGGTATCAATGAATTGTCAGCAGCCGGGTATGTTTATCGTTATCAAAGCCGTGGCCAAAAGGGTCGTTTTGGCGCTTGGATAACCCTGGTTTTTGAGTCACCAGATTTGATGAAAGCATTATTGCCTCGTTTATTGCAAACTCAAGGGGCACAAGAGGTTTTACCGGAAAGCGGTTTTCCGCATTCGGTTATTCCGCATTCGGAAAACCGCACGCTAATAAGAATAAGTAATAACAACAATAAAACTAAAACAAAAACAACAACTAACCCCCCTACCCCCCAAAGGGGTGAGCGCGGTGGTAGTAAAAATTTTTCATATCAGGGAAAAGAAATAAGCCTGTCACAAGCCACAGAAGTCTTTAACAAAAGCTATCCAAGCCAGGGGGGGGAGGAGAACGTAGGTAAACATTTGGCACGTAGCCTCAAGACACATAGCTTAGAGGCCCTGATAAGCGCCATAGAGGCACAAAAAGACATGCACGCTAGGGTAGCTAGGCTTAACAAGTTCTTGCCTTGTATGCCTATTTACGGCTCGAATTGGTTGTGGAAGAAAAGATACCTAGACCCGATACTGACCGATGCACAGATTTCGCAGCTGAAAAGCTCAAGAGTTTGCTCGCGAGCGCAGCGTGAATCGGCAGGCCTGCAAAGCATTCAGAAGCTTCTTGGCTCTATTGAGCTAAAACCTCCAGTAAACAGAAACAAAGAATTGTCCCATGAGTGAGTTTGATTCCAAGCTAAGTGAGATTTACAGTCAAGCGACGCTCAATGACATGCGGGCACGCAATTTGCAATTAGACCATTATCAGGAATCTGACCAACTAGCTTTTATGCACTTTCTGCTCATCAAGCTTGCGGTCTACTTTGGCGACTATGAATGCTTTGATAGGCCAGAGAGTGAGTTTGAGTTGAAAGCCAAGCTTTGGGCACAAGCCATTGGGGACTTGACCTTCATGCAAATTGTGCGCGCGCTCTTTGTGGTCTTATCGGGTATGCAAGAGGAGTTTAAGCACAACCCACGACCTAATCAGTTTCATTTTTTAGCCAAGCATGGCCGGCAGAATCGAACTGAGACGCAAAACGAGCCTTTGATAACCCTTGAGGACTTGCAGAAATCCTGCAACACGGAGTTAGCCGAGCGGCACCTGTTGATGATGTGGATAAGAAGCGGCTCAAGGCCTGCTAATGAGTGGGTGAAACAGCATGAGCCCAAAACCAAACGTGAGTTGTGGAAATATTATCAATTTGGCGCGGGTGAGACTGAAAACACAAATTTTGATATTTTTAAATACATCAAAGAGAGCATTTGGAAGCAAAACACGTTGTACGACAAGCAGATGCAGCGTGAGGAGATACGCTATTACGCATCGCTGCCTGATTGACACTCTAGCACTAAGGCGAACACCCCCACGGTTGTGGGGAAAGCTATAAGTTAAGCAACACAGCTAAGTTGTGCGATGCGCGTTCTACCTGCGCCTGCTTTGCGAAGGGCTTGTGCTATATGCTCGGCACACCAATGACTTTCTTTGAGCGTCTCAGCCAAATGTTTCAAAGCGTCATATTTGGTAGCACCCATCTCACGGGCGGTTTCAATGATTTCCGGATAGCTTGTCTGGCCTTCAGCTAGCAAGTGTTCCATCCAGCCATGCCAGGTATGGAAGTAGCCATCATTGCCTTCTAGTTTGCGATCTTCAAAAAACAACAATTCAATAGCTGATTGAAAGTCATCCTCATAAGGCAATTGAAAACCGCAAAATTGTTTTTCAAACTTAGCTTTTAAAACATGGAACCGCAAGCGTCCCTTGTTGCGCTGCAAAAGCCAGACAATGGCATCTTTAATAGGGTCAAAGATTTCAAAGCAATCTTCACCGTCATACTCCAGCTCCAAGCCCTGTTCAAGGCGTGTAAGGTATGATGGATCTAAAATGGGTTTGGCCCCAGCTTGCTCTAGAACCTTTAGAGTTATGTAGGCTTCATCACGGATATAACCTGGGTCCACAATTTCCGTGGAGCCAAATTTGGTGAATTCATCGCTTCTTATACTCATAGCTGTTTCCTTGTGTAGCGTTTACTTGTATAATGTAGCATATACTAGCAAAGTTAAGGAAGCAAGAGCTATGTTCAGAATTTACCTAGATGGTGAAGAAATTATGGGTCAAGACCCGCAACGCTACATCCACGTTATCGATAATCGGTTCAGTCGTATGCAAGGGCCACCTGAGCCTTGTCGCCTGACTTTTTACCCTTATCTTACACCCAATGACTTCGCAAGAATTTTGCAATATGTCGAAGATTTGAGTCAAAATCACAAGCAGTTGGTTAACTTAAGCCCCTTACAGATTGTCTCGAAGTTCAGGCGTAGGCTTAAAGCTTGGGCTCGTCATGTCAAAGCTTTTCCTAATTGCCGCATAGAATGCAATGAGCAGGCCACAGCTAAAGCCTACATTCGCCATAGAATGCACAAGAACTTTCCTGGCTGAACGTATGCTTTGCCGTATTTGCAATCTCAGCATACAATCAAGCAGGCTGCCTCATAAGGCCAAGGAGGGCGTCATGGACAAACTAACTAAGCCACAAACACACAAAAGGGCGGACACCCCCATTATCCGCAATCGAGTCACCAAAAAGCGGCTGCTTGCCTATGAGCTGCACATCGAAACGCACGAGCTACAAAGTGAGCTCGCTCAACAACTACGCAGTGCATCCAGAAGTCAGACACCAGAGCCGCAATCGCGCTCTCAGCCTATAAGCCCTGAAACTTTGACAAAAGTTGTGTTTAAAGGCCGTGAGCTTTATGTGCGCCCCAAAGATTTGCTAAGCCCCTTACCCGAGGGTGATGTAACTCCTGAAAGCGGCAATATTGCCCCCAGTATGGATGCCTTCTTGGCTGCCTCTAAACTTTTAAGCCTTGGTCAGGCACCCGTTGAGGAGAAACCTGATGTCACTACAAAGCCCAAGCCCTGAGCCTAATACCTATATTGAGGCCCTGCATGAAGCCATGAGTGCGCTTGACGACTTGCTAGAAGGGGAGGGTCAGGCTTGGTCAGAGCAGGTTAGACAGCGGATACTTAGTGCTTTAAGCGAGGCTTTTCATTCAGGCTATCGGGCGGCTGAGGACCATTACGGCCGTAGTCCGAGCAGTCCGCGCTCTGTGACGCCCACGCCCACTCCAACGCCGCCCATGTCACAGATGTCGAGCCCTGCGGCTCCTATGCGCTTTACAAGGCTTAGACGCCAACAAACGGAGGTTCCAAGCCCTCCCAGCACCAAACGGGTTTGGCGTCCATGAATGCCGCCCCCTTACAGGCTTTAATTAAGACTTTGTTGGCTCAGGCACAACAGGCCAAAGCCCTAAACATTAGACTTGCAGGCCTCAATAACGCCACGGGTAAGCAGCGCACCAATATCTTGCTTGAGCTTCGTGCTTTCCTGAACGATTTAAGTACCGTGCGAGCGCAAGATTTGCACATTTTGCAGGCTACCGTGACCGAGATGGTTAATCCTGCCTACCAAGACACCCTAGGCCGAGATAGCTTGACTGACTTAAATCACATGCAGGTTGAGCTTGAAAACTTACGGGATGACTTCAGGCGGCTTGCCCTCATCCATAAGGCAGGCAGCCAGCCGAAAGAGTGGTTGGAGTCGCAGTTTCGCAATCTTAATATGATATTTAATGAGTTGAGCGACTTTATGGCTGAAATGGTCGATAAAGCAGCACACATTTAATTTTCATTTGTTTCTATTTGGCATTTTGGGTGCAATCTTTCTAGCTTAGTTTTAAAATCTTGATAATCATCTGATAGTTTCATGATTGAAATGACGCTTGCTAAATGTTCTTTCAATTTCACGTATCCAGTTTCACTACTTAATCTTTGATGATAGCGATGTTTTAAATTACCCTTTTCGTTACGTGCAGAGACGCGTTTTAGCTCATCTAATAATCCTGGCGCTAATCTTTGATAAACAATATTGTTGGTCATATTTGCGAATTTTATAGGTTTTTTATGCAGTGCTTCATCTGTTAATTCCATGCCATTTAGTCGAAACAGTTCCTCATAAAAACTGGTCGGAAATGTTTTTACCCAATCGCGTAATTCTTTATCTATGAAAGCTTCCAGAATTTTAGCTAAAGCGTCTTTAGCCCGGTCTTTTTGATAACCTGTGGCTTCATCAACTAAAGCAATGATACCAACGGTTGATAAGGCGGCAATAATAATATGTGAAAGTTCGGCCATTCTTTTTTGACTTGGCGCTAATGCTTTAGCGCGTTCAGCTTTCAAATAGGTTAAACAGATTTCAGGCAAAACTTCGGCTTTATAACCCATGGCGCTTTTACCATTGACGTCTTTAAATTTCTCAGGCTTTAGAAGTTCTTCCAAATTAGCGCTGATGTATGGTTCTAGATTGATAGCATCCATAAATGGCGGTCTGATTATTGTTCGATTCAGTTTTTTGTATCCTCTGGGTGTGCGACCAAAGGTTTCGAAGATGTTAGCGGCGCGGATTAAACGTGTTCCGTTTTGTGTGACTACACACGAGATTGTTTTATCAGCTATGCGTAAATTACCTAAAGCGGTTGCCTCATTGCGTGCTATGTCCGATTTAGCCTGCGCCGCTTGTTTGGCTATTTCTTGCCGTCTTTTTGGTGACAAAGCTTTGGCACGTGCTAGACCACCTGGGCGTTTATTCTTTGTATCCAAGATCACTACCTTTTCTGTTGACTGTGCTTGCATTATTGCGTTTATCGGATATAAATGCAAGAACAATCATTGCAGTGCTTGCATGTTTTTGTGAAAAAAGGGCATTTGTGATCACTTAATGTGTGGAACTGGTATCAATTCGCATTCTGCGCTAAGCTCAAGCCAAATCAATTGTTGGATGGACCCCATGAAAAAAGCATTGACCCTTCTAGCTTTGCTTAGCACAAGCGCCTATGCCGCCCCCTACTGCCCTTCAGGCTCTTACGAGATTGGTCCCTACCTAGGTATCGAGGGCTCGGTTGCTAAACTACATACTGAGAAGACTAAAGGACACAGCCGCATCAAGCCTCAGGTCATCTTAGGCGCACGTGTTCACCCTGACTGGGCCATTGAAGCCACCATCCCTCTAAGCGCTCATAAGCACAAACTTAAAGATGTGACAAGCACGCAAGCCCTGGGTAAGGTCCAAATTACAAATGTTTACAAACTACCCCCCATCTTGACTCACAAAATTGACTTGAGAGCCGTCTTTAGCTCACCCATACAAGGCGATTGTAATGTGCTCCTGGGCCTTGGTGTCTCGCACTTGAAGCTCAAGCAAAAGCTTAATGGTCAGCCCAGCATCAATAATGCCAAGCTTGCCCCCAGTGCTTTAGTTGGCTTGCAATTTAATGCCACAAGTCCGCTCAGTGCTCGCATCAGCGCCACCTATACTCCTGCGATTAAGCACAAACTAGGAGCTATCAAAGCGCGCCAGCATCTGGGTGTGCAAGCAGGTTTTGTTTATAATTTTTAATCGCTAAGTAATACCATGGTGTGAGAAAAGCCCTGTTTTAAGGCATAAGTCATATCATGGTATGAGTTATTTTTAAGGACTTAGGCCCAGATATGCAAGATATGGAAAAAAACATATCGCGGCTTGACCCCTTGACCCTGCAACATGACAAGCGTCAGACTTAAGAGGCGCTTCAGTGACTGAATGGTAAGGTTGCCGATGTACGGCGAAAGTCTAAAAACTGTGCTTGTGGATACAAGTAACGTACATCTCAAAGAACCTAGGTTAACAGTTTTCCACGTCTTTGCAGGTTCGAATCCTGCCTGAAATGCATTCGTCATTCGGGGATAGCTTAATTGGTAGAGCAACGGGTTTTGATCCCGTAGACCGAGGTTCGAACCCTTGTCCCCGAGCCAGAGTAGCAATGAAAAGGAAACAGTAATAACAATGCTTAGACCCGCTAAACTCGAAGCCGTCACAAAAGCTCTACGTTTACTGGCTGCGCTTAACGCACAGCTTGATGTTCTTGTTGAAGAGTACGATATGCATATCGGTTCAGCCGCTGGGTATGGCTTAGGTTGTTTAAAAGAAAACTTAGATAAAGACGCTAAAACCGGATTTACTAAATTCGAAAATTACATCAAAACGCGTCTAACCGAAGAAGAAATAGACGAAATAGATGCAGAGGCAGAAATTGAGTTTCAAATACCACTAAGTAGACAAAATGACTGATCAGAAAAATACCTTGCAAACGCTAGAAGCCTGCACCGAAAATATGCTTGCTGATATAAAAGTCATGGCAAGCAGCTGGAAGGATAGACTGATGGATTTGCTTGATGACATTGAAGACCCGACTTGCATACCGCAATGCTTCAAAGCAGAAAAACATTATGGCGACGCTGATGTGCTTTACTTTTTCGAGAACCCGCTGGATGGCGACATCATTATGGTGGGTATCATTTACGTAGATAGGGACGGTAAGATACTACGCAAAATGCCAGACTCATTGTTGCTTAATGATTATCGCAAGTGTGATGACCTAAATAACAATCTTTAAAGCGCTCGGGCTTGCCAAAACCAGGCTTGGGCACCAGCTATAAAGACTAATTAACCCGCGAGTATTGATAATGCAAAAATACAAAAGCGTAAAACTAATTATGAAACTCAAAGATGTTCTTAAAGATGATTATTACAAACGCATGAACCGTTATTTTAAAGAAAAAACACCTACAGGCTATAAAGCTTGGAATGTATACAAAGAAGTTTTTTTACCGAATGGCCGTGTACGCATCACACAAAAATATATATTTGATGATATTCAAGTGTTTTATGAATACGATAAACTCACACAAGATAGAATCATACATAGACAAAAAATGCTTAAAAAATTAAACATCAATCCTTAAACGACGAGTACCTATCGGCTTAGGCAATGTTGCACCTTCCGTCTTCACCAAGGGCTCAGGCACAAGCCTTGTTGCATCTTGAACCTGATGTGATTTACTCAACAGCAAACTTTTCACATGTTCTAAATCATCGCTACTGGTTATAGGCAAGGTCTGCGGCTTTATCTGTGTGACGTAACGCGCAAGTTTTGGGTGCTGATGCGCTAAATCCGCTGTGCTAATGGTTGCCCGCCTGACATGGGCGCGCAAATGAAGCGTGTTAGGGTGTGGCACTTCTTGCACAAGCAATTGCTCTATTTCTTGAATGCGAGATTGCAGGCGGGATTGCAGATAATTTTCTCTCATGTGCGCCATGCGGTAATAAAAATTAAATAAATCTTCATTGCCTTGCATAAATTCATGCAGTACCCCTTTTAGCTGTGCTTTAGTCCAGGAAAGACTCAAAGGCTCAAGTGGGTTGCCCTGATGCTTGTCTTTCACCCGTTTTATTTCTTGCACCAAATGCGTAAAAATACCTTCTATGCGGAAGCTCAAAACTGTGCTTCCAAGCTTGGTTCCTTCATAAGCTACAACTGCTTGACGCAAAAGATGCGGGTACAAAATATGTCCGCTGTTGGTGTCTTTGTATCTGAGGTAGTAATAAGCCTGGGCGCTGTATTTGCCAAAAAGCAGCCCTGAGCTAAATCCCACATAGACCAAGGCTAGATTGCCCGTAATCAGACTTGGGGCACCCCCTATGGGCAAAACTGCCTGCAAAACCCCGGACACATAATGAGAGGCCCCAGGCCAAATAAGGGTGGGCACCACACCGCCTAAGGCTGAGCCTACAGCTCCGCATAAAATACGGTAAACATTGCGATAAGGTTTTAAACCCTCCCGCAAACTTTTGAAATCTTTTATGAGGGTGGCAGCCGGATACTGAAAAACGGTCTCAATGATGCTGATGATGGCCATGGCTTTTCCTTAAACCTCGCGTTATCCTGTGAGTGCCTACATCTTAACTTAAAACCTCACTCGGGATTAGCCAAGCTGTGGGCACTCTTTCTTTTACAAGGATGCAACATGACTGATACAACCAACACCGTTTCCACTGAGAATCAAACCAGCACAGACACCACAACAAGCTTGACGCTTGCAAGCCCTGTGCCCACCAGTAGCGCACAAACCCTGTCTGAAATTGCCACAACCATACAAAATTCACCGATTGCTAATAGCAATTTTCAAAATTTGGCCAAAGTCGCCGCAGATGTTGCCTCGACCACTGCAGCCGGCATGTCTGGTAACCCCGTTGCCATCACCACCACAAGCTTAAATTTATTCGCTGACTTTATGAAGATGGGCCCCGATGTAATCGATGCTTGGAATCATTTCATTAGCCTCTTCCATAAAAAAGCCAAAAGCTAATCAGCACGCGCGCGTTTACTCGGGCTTAAAGGTCGCGGGGACAAATTGTTCCGTCCCCGCAGACTGATTGTCCAATTCTGCGCTGCGCTCTCAAGCGAAATATCTACATCCTCCACGTTGATATTGACGCCCTCCACCAGCAAATAGCCCGTGCCATCGGGAAAATTTATCCGACGCTCGGTAACCCCTGTTTGCGGAAATTGTCCTTCAATGCGGCGATAAAGCGTGATCGTGTACGTCTGATGCAGGTAGGGCGTCTGCGGTTTCGGTGGGCGCATCAGGCTTGGGGCGCCACCCGAGTTTTGGACCTGCGCCCGCAAGCCCTCGGCTATCTCCTCGGCTCGGTCTATCAGGCCCCCGGAGTCTGTTACTGGGGGACGTGGGGGGCGTTGCTCCATGTGATAAGTTCCTTAATGCACGGGTAAGTAGCGAAGGGCTGACCTGAGGCGTTGATTCCGGAGTGCCTTTAGGCGTTGTAAATATTTCAAAAGAAAGCACCCAGCCTTTTTTATGCTGCTCAATTTTAAACTGATGCAGGTCTAAGTCCGAACTTTTGATTTTGACTTTGCCATCGTGATGAATGACCTCAACGCGCGCTTTGGATGTGGGCGCCGCTTGGAAAACCTGAGAATAGCTAATCTCCGGCACCCGACCATCAAGCGGGGTGTGCGCTTGCAAACGCCTAGGCGGTGTTGGCACACTGCTTGAGGGAATGTTGCGATTTTCAGCCCCAGGGGAGGTCTGCGCCTGATAGGTTTTGTCAGACCATCTGTGCACCCGTGTTTGTTCCTCGCGCGCCAGTGAGCGCAAATTTCGTCGGTGATTGGGGGTCACGCAAATTTTAGGCGATTTATGCTCATCCATGAGAACCTCAGTATGGAAAAAAAACCTCTAGGCGTATTTTACACCACAGAATCAGGAATTGATTTTCCTTATCCGATTTTGTTTTTTGGGTCGCAGTCTGCGCTTTTTTACCACATGAATTGCGTACTACGCGCGCGTGCTTATTGGTTTATCGGTGATTGAGCTGAAGCTACCCTTTCCCCCGTCAGCTAACGCCTATTGGCGCTACGTTCAGGGCCGCGTTTTAGTCTCTGCGCGCGCCAAGGCCTACAAGCGTGCGATTGGTTATCTGTGTTTGACGCAAAACATACAAGCCCTGGATGGCAAGCTTCAAGCCTGCGTACGCTTTTATCCTCCAGACCGGCGCCGACGCGATGGCCACAACTTAAGTAAAGTTCTTTTTGACGCCCTAGAAGGCTACCTGTATCAAAATGACAGCCAGTTGATTGATGTCCGCTTAATTCTCATGGATGACATCGTGACAAACGGCCTGTGTTGTCTTAAGATTAGTCCAATAGCTTAATATCAAGGATGACTATGGCACGCAGCTTCAAGCGCGAAAAATTGGAAGACACCGCCAAACGGCACGACGCCATCATGGAAGAGCTGATGAGTGAAATTGCCAACGGCAAAGACTTAAGCCAATTACTCCTAAAAGACAAAGACCCCCGCTTCCCCTCCTACAAAGCCATCCGTTCATGGATTGCGCAAAGCACAAAATATCAAAAGATGTGGGCAACCGCTAAGATGGCCCAGGCTGAATGTGAGTTTGAAAAGACGAGCGAAATTTACGATCAATTAATGAGCAGACAACTTGACCCTAAGGCCGCTAAAGTTGGCCTCGATATCATTAGGTGGCGCGCTTCTCGTCTTTACCCCAAAAAGTACAACGAGCGGCTCGTGCTTGAAGCAAGCGATGATGAAAACGCCAAAGGCTTTAAGATTTCTATTCCCCAGCTTGAGCGTTTAAAAAACAAAGATACTGAGTGAAAAGCTTCGAGTTGCCCTACGACCCCTATGACTTCATGCTGGAAATATTGCTGGCCCCTGAGCGCTTTCTAGCCATTGAAGCGCACAGGCGATGCTCCAAAACCATGTTTGCGGTCTACTGGCTTATCTTGCAAATTTGTAATTGTAAGTCCTGGCACCCTAGGGGCGCTTTCATTGGACCCACCCTTGAGAATGCCTATAACGCCGCTTGGGACTATCTACTACACTTCACAGCGCATCTGCCAGGCATCAAAATTAACCGCTCCAGGCTCACTGTGCACTTCCCTAATGGCGGACAAATCAAGCTCTATGGCGCAACCGACCCCGACAAGGTCAAAGGCACCTATTTGGATGCCGTGGTCAGTGATGAGTCAGCACAGCATCCGCCTAAGATGTGGCAAGAAGTGCTCAGACCCATGCTCAATGACCGAGGCCGCGAACCAGGCCGCGCGCTTTTCATCGGCACCACCAAAGGCAAAAGCTGGTTTTGGGAATTGACCCAACGCGAACACACCGATCCTGAATGGAAAACCTGGCGCTTTCCAGCCGACAAAACGGGCGTTTTTACCCTCAAGCAGCTAGAAGAATTCCGCCGCGAAATGGGCGATGCTTTGTTCAATCAGGAATTCATGCTTGACCCACACGCCAGTATTGTGGGCGCTTTTCTGGGAGCCGAACTGCAACGTGCCCGTGATGATGGCCGCATTACCCGTGTTCCCTATGACCCCCAATACCCAGTGCACTTAGGTTTCGATTTGGGTGTGGGCAGCAATTTGGTTATCTGGTTTATGCAGTCAACGCGATATGAAGATAGATTCATTGATTATCACGAAGGCAATGAGGGCGGTATTACAGGCCTGCACAATATGATACGTGCCAAAAACTATGCCATCGGTGAGCTGTGGCTGCCCCATGACGCGCCTAATCGAGAAAAGGCATCGAACATGTCCTACGATTCACAATGGCAAAAACTTGGCTATCGCGTGCGCTCGTTAAACCGCACAACCATCGGGAGCCGCATCGCAGCCGCTAAAGCCTACATGAGTCGTTGTGCCTTCGATGCGGTTAAATGTGAACGCGGACTCGACCATCTAGCAAATTTCAAAGTGCATTACGATGAGCGCCTAGGCATTGAGTCCAACAGAATTGATAAGCGCGGCGGTCATGACCATGCCTTTGATGCGTTTTCACATATTGCCTTAAGCGTGCCCGATAGCGTCAGGCCTTATACGCTTTCTGAGCTAGACAGCTTGAGAATGCGCGACCGCTCGGCTATCATGAGTGTCAACTACTAAGCTTCAAGGATGAGCATGGCTGAAATCTTCAAGGGCGTAGGCAAAGCCGTAGGCGGACTCCTAGGGGGCTTAGGTGGACTCTTAGGTGCTAAAGCACCAAAAGCACCAACACTTTTAAACGCACCTACCTACAACAACAATGCACAAGCAGCCGAAGCCGCTGCTGCCACGCGCCGCAAACAGCAATTGGCATTTGGTCGCAATAGTACCCTGCTCTCTGTCAACACCTCGCAAGCCGCCAATCCTGGGCTTGAAGCCCCCACCAAATCTTTACTGGGGGTTTGAAATGCAAATTGTGGCTGACACATCTTCAAGTCGTAATTTACCTAATAATCGAACACTGGACACCCTGGCCGCTAGAAATCGTCGCTGGTTTGAAATATTGCGCGAAAAAAGACGCCCATTCGAACCGCATTGGAACGCCATTAGCCGTTTCATTTTGCCAACGAGCGAACATTTCGAATGGCATCACACACCAGGAAAGCCGAAAGACCCGCGCGTTGTTGACTCAACGGGGCGCATTGCCTGTCAGCAACTCACAAGTTTCGTCTACACAGGCATCACCAATCCAAGTCAACGATGGTTTGAGCTAAGTCTTAAATTTATGAAAATACGCCGCTTAGATAATGCCGGGCGCACAACCATTATCGATTTAGGCGCTAAAACTGAAGTACAAAATTACCTGAAAGAATGCTCAGACATTATCTATAAAGCTTTTCAAAGTCCTAAAACTCGATTCGAAACTGCCAATTTTGAAACCATATCGAGCATTGTCGGCCTAGGCACGGGCTGTTTGTATGTTGGGCATGAAGCGGGAGAGGCCATTCGGTTTCAATCGATACCGCTACACGAATTGTTTTTGATTGAAAATGATAGAGGTGAGGTAGACACGGTTTATAGGCGCTTTACCTACACCGTGCGACAAGCCGTTAAGCGTTGGGGTTTAGATAAGCTAGGCCCTAAACTGCGGGCGAAATTTGATGCCAATCCTTTTGAGGAAGTGCAATTTTTGCATATTGTGCATCCCAGTGATGAAAGCAATTTTTTTGGTCGCGCTTGGGGCGCGCACAAATATTATTCTTGTTATCAGTGCTTGACTGACGATCACATTTTGAGCGAGTCCGGTTATAAACACATGCCCTACATTGTGGCGCGTTGGATTAAAAACACCAATGAGGTTTACGGTCTCTCGCAATCCTCTCTAACGCTTTCCGATGTGCAAATGGTACAGCGCATGCACTGGAATCACTTGGTCATGGAAGAAAAAATGACCAATCCAGTAACCCTTGTCATGAGCAATTCTGATGTACAGATGGACCATAGACCGGGTGCCACCATTGTAGGCGGTATGGACTCCATGGGTAGGCCTACTGTCAGCCAAATGTCCATTAACGGGGACATGAATGCAGGTCTTGCCATGGAAGAACAGGTGAGGTCTCGTATCCGAGCCGCATACTTTATGGACCGCTTGAGCCAAATGGACGACCCCCGCAGTACGGCGACTGAAGCCCGCATTCGACAAATGGAACAAATCAGACAGCTAGCCCCTGCCAACACGCGCCTTGAGCATGAGTACGCAGGTCCACTCGTCCATCGGGTTTATGAATTACTAAAAGCGGCAGGGGAACTACCTCAAGAGCCTGAAATTATAAGAGGTCATGATTTGATTGTTGAGTATTCAGGCCCCATGAGTCAGGCACAACGGCAAGTAGGCGCCGATGTGCTAAATCAATTTATTGCGCAAATTCAAGGGGCCATGCAAATTGACCCCGAAGTTGCCCGTGAATTTGATTGGAAATTAGGCGCGCGTAGCACTGCCAATCTTTATCCCTTGTTTGCAGGTTTCACGCGTGACAAGCGTGATGTAGATGCAGAAAGAGAGGCTGAAGCGGAAGCTCAAGCACAGGCTGCACAAAGCGCGCAAATGCAACAAGGACTCAATCAAATGGAACAATTAGCCGGTATGAGCGAAGACTTGGGAGGTCAATAGATTTGCAAGGAAAACCAATACAACTTATTCACGCTTTAAAAGATTTTAAAGCCACACCACCTGGGCAAATACTCTTTGATTATTTAAAGACTTTTTGTTATGGCGACCAGCATACTTATGTAGTTGGTGATTCGCATGCATCGGCCTTCAATGAAGGCATGCGTTTTGTTTATTTAGAGCTTGAGCGCCTTGTGAACAGTGATGAACGTAAGCTCGCAAATCCCTACACAACCCTTGAGGATGACTCACAGTGAGTGAAGATACCAGCGCCACAGAGACACAGACACCATCGGAAAACTCAAGCCCCGTCAATACCCCAAGCCTAGGTCTGTTAAGCACGACTGATGAATCAAAGCCCGGTCTTGCACCCACTAATGATGATTCTTGGAAAAATGCTTTCAGTGTAGAAAATCGAGCCAAGGCCTATTTAAAAGAATTTTCATCAGCCGATGCGTTTATAAAATCCTATGAAAATCAACGCTCGCTTATTGGTAAACGCTTAGAAGATTTTACCCCTGAGCAGTTGGAAACTTATCGCACCAAACTCAATGTGCCATCCTCGCCCGATGCCTACAAGTTAATGTTAAGTGAAGACATCAGCACCGAAGGCTTAGATGAGTCTTGGTTTCGCAAAACGATGAGTGACGTCAACATTCCGCAGAAAGATGCGCAAGCGCTTTATGGCAAATATGCCGAACTTATCAATACGCAACGCGAAACCATTGCTCGTGAGCGCGATGCAAAGTTACAAGCAGGACAAGCCGAGCTCGATAAGGTTTATGGCACAGCCAAACCCGCCCGCATGCAAGGCATTGTAAACTTCCTTCGCGAGCAAGGCGGTGAGGACGTGTTGTCTGAATTGTCTAACAGTGACCTTTCCATGAGCCCTAAATTCATTCAGTTTTTGGGCAAAATGGCCGAGCTGTCCGCCGAGGATAGAGGCGTTGCTTTGTCATCCTCTAAGTCTTGGGGCACAACGCCAAGTGAAGCTAAAATTACTATTGAAAATATGCGTCGTGACCCTGAATTTTTAACAAAAATGGGCAATGACAAACAATTTAAAGAACAATGGATGCAAGCGCATATGCTTGCGGAACCTAAATGAACACAAATCAAGAAATTGCGCTAGAATGTTTAAAGATTGCGGGCAGCCAAAGACTGACTAAAACAGACACTTTGAGCTTCGCGCAAGCATTAACTGAATGGGTTGTCTTTTTAGGTCAAGCAAAAGCCCCTAAAACACCCGTTAAGAACTCAGCAGACAAGGGATAGTTTTCCCCTGCAATTGATAAAAGCCTGTTAATCAGGCCGAGGAGCGCACGTTACGCGTGATGGCCGTCCTGGGTGACCAGAGAAGCTGCCGAAAAACTATATGGATTTAACTTTTTCGGAGTATGCAACATGTCACAAGTTGGCTATCAAAACCTGCCTATTTTAACGACCGCGTTCCAAATCCAATTCAATACACACATTCAAGAGTTATTGCGTCAGCAAGGCTCGCTTTTGCGTCAGTGTGTAACCGAAGTGCCTTTAACCCTTGGACAATACGAATGGAACCAAATGGGTTCAGTCGTTGGCGAGTGGAAAGATATCCGTCACGCAGATACCACCTATCAAGAACCTGAATTCACTAAACGTCGCATTCAAAATCGCGATGCTTTCGTAAGCATTTTGCTCGATCGCGAAGATCAATGGCGTAGTTTGTCAGATTACCAACAAAGTTATGTAAAAGCCGTGGTCGATGGTTTGCAATTAAAAATTGACCAGTCAATTATCGGCGGTTTATTGGGCACAAACTTCGTCGGACCCGATGGCGCCACCCCGCTAACATTGCCTGCTTCGCAATTTATCGATGTGAATTTCACAACCAGTGGCACCACCGGCGCACAGCCTTTGAGCACCGCTAAAATTTCACAAGCTTGTAACTTATTGAATCAAGCATTTGTACCTATGACCGAAGAGCGCATTTGCTTGTTATCAAGCAACCAAATGTTTCATTTGATTCAGGAAAAAAATGTGGCCGACGCCAATTACAACATTGTCAGAGGCGCTTATGAAGGCAAAATCAGTAATTGGTCTGGCTGTAAATTAGTCGTGACCGAGCAAATTCCGCGTGATGCCCAGGGCAATGAACAGGTGATTTTCTACTCAAAACCCCGGGTACTGTTTGGTGTTCGCAAAGATGTGTCAACGCGCATCAGTGAGCTGCCAACTAAGCATTACAGCATTCAGGTTTATGGCGATATGAGCATTGCTCAAGCTTGCCGTACACAAGAGTCCGCCGTTGTTGTGGCTTCTTGCGCCGTCTAATTTAGGAGATAAATATGGCTACTCATTATTCAGACCAACTTGCTAATGTCTATCCTGATGCGCAAGGGCGCACGCGACGCAATTCACCCAGTGAAGGTTATGGTAAGTTGACATCATTTAATGTCACTTTAAACGCTAGCGGCTCATACCCCAAAGGGGTGACGCCTGCCCCTGTGACTTATGCTACCGGTGATTTTGTAGAATTGGCTGTTGTGAAAACCGTGGATAAAGTGCGTTCTATTGGTTTGCTCGATCAAACACTTACAGGCGCATCCGGTCTTGCTTTCAATGTGGGTGTTTTGTATGGCGATGTCAGCCCAAAAAACCCAATTTCAGGCACCGTAAACCCAGGTCCTGGAACCATTGCTAATGCAACCGCTTATGCCGCTGCCGACACCGATATCGATGCCGCGCACACAAGCCCTGTGGAATTGGCATTTTTAAACCGTGCACCCGGCGCCATCAACAACTTTGTTTGGCAGGATGCGGGTTTAACTGAAAACCCAGGTGGAACTATGGTCATTGCCTTGCAGATTACTGCAGGCACCATGACCGTTGCCCCTGACCAAGTATCGTTCCCCCTCACCATCATCAACACTTAAACCTCTGGGGGCACTTTATGAGTTCAAAAGCCGATATTTGTAATCTCGCCCTTTTGAAGATTGGGGTTGCCCCCGTGGATTTAGATGATGAGGAATCCCCGATTGCGCAGGCGTTAAATACCATTTATGAGCCCTCCAGGCTCAAATTGTTGCGCCTGCACAATTGGCATTTTGCAAGCCTCACCAATCAAATTGAGCCTTTATTTGACGGGCATCATATACCCAATGGCACCAGTCGAAGGCACGCTCTTTTTGGCCCGAGTCGTTTTATTGATGACACCAGACCCCCTTACACCCGGCGTAAATTTGCTTTGCCAGCCGACTTTATCCGTTTGATTCATATTGTTTATCCTTACCGCATTCCTTATGAGCTTGAACATAACAACCTTATTTGCAATGCTTATCACGTGCGCATTAAATATGTAGCGGATGTGCATAATCCAAATCTTTTCGATCCATTATTCTTAGATTGTCTAGCCCACCTCATAGGCGCACAAACGGCATATTTGGTCAGTGGCGCGGAATCTAAGGGCCAAGCTTTAAAACAAGAATTCGAAATTTTGCTTAGAGATGCTAAGCGCATTGACAGCCAAGACAATGGCACACGCCCATTCATCAATGCTGATGATTTATTTTTTAGCCGCCTTGACGGCGGATATATCGAGGGCATTTGATGGCCCGACAAAATTATTTTCAAAACTCTTTCAGTACAGGTGAAGTCTCACCGCTTGTGAGTGCGCAAAAAAACTTCGATCGTTTGCGCAATGGTGTGGCCACCATGTTGAACATTGTTGTATTCCCTTTAGGTGGTTTTACTTATCGACCCGGCACCCTTTATCAGGGGATAACCAAAGCCTTAAATCCAAATGTGCGCCTCATACCTTTTCAGCTCAATGCCAAAACTGCTTTCGTGCTTGAGATGGGCCCTCTTTATATACGCTTCTTCAATCAAGATGGCTTTTTGGAAAATCAAGGGGCGATTTATGAGGTAAGCCACCCTTATACCGAGCTGGAATTGCCGTTTGTGCAATTCATCCAAAGCAATGACGTTCTCTTCTTTGCGCATGCCAATCACAACCCGCAGAAGCTTTCACACTTTAGCGACACCAATTGGGTTTGGGAGCCTATCACCTTTACGTTTGCGCCTTTGTTAGACGTAAATCTGGGTCCCATTACTTTGCAGGCATCAAGTGCCACAGGCGCCAATATCACTTTAACTGCGTCAGCCCCTCTGTTTGCAGCCACTGATGTAGGCCGTGCTTTCAGATTGACATCCGGCACTCAAGTCGGTGATGGCGTAATTACAGCTTTTACAAGCCCAACAAGTGTAAACATCACAGCTCGTAACACGCTTCCCACCAATACAACCACTGATTGGCAATTAGGCGTCTTCTCAGACACCAGCGGTTATCCCAGTACTTTGTGTTTTTATGAGGACCGTCTGTTTTATGCAGGCGCGCTTGCGGCACCACAGACCATTTACGGCTCAGTGGTTGGTGATTATTTTAACTTCGCCACGGGTGCGAACTTTGGGGATGCGCTTGCCTTGCCGCTTCTCAGTCGCTCTTACAATGCCATTCAGTGGTTGCTACCGCACAAAGTTTTGATTGCAGGCACCAGTAATGCCGTGTGGCCGGTATCCAGTTCTAATTTCAGAGATATAGCCCTCTCGTCCGAAACTGCGCGTACGGTTGAAGAAATCGCCTACGGTTTTGAGCCTATTGTGCCTGTGGTTATGAACAAATCCATTATTGCCGTGCAATTAGGCGCGCGCAAAATACGTGAGATTGCCTATAGTTTCGACCAAGACGGTTTTGAATCGCAAGAACTGTCACTTTTGAGCGAGCACATCACAGGCCCTGGCATCAAACAACTCTGCGTGCAAACTCTCCCCTATGAAATTCTTTGGTGTTTGCGTGTTGATGGGGTACTCATTGGTTTAACTTATCAGAAAGACCAAGCAACCTGTGCCTGGCATCGGCATGATGTGGGCGGTGTTGTAAACAGCATTACAACCATTCAAAACGGGGCCGAATCGCAACTTTGGCTTTGTGTGACACGCACCTTGCACGGCACGCCTATTCAAACCATTGAGCGTTTAAGCCCGTTTTTTTTACGCAATGACATGTTTGATGCTGTGCAATTAGATTGCGCAACTAAAATTGACCGCATACAAAACGCGAATTTGATACTCACACCTCTCAGTGACACCTATTTAGGCTTCACGGCGCTTGCCCCTACGCCTGTTTTTTTAGATGCTAAAGTCGGTGATTTGATACAAATTCTACAAACTAATAAAAAAGGGTTTTTGCGGCCTGATGACAATTTTTTGACCATCACAAATATTGTTTCAGATAGCGAGGTGATTGTAACTGGCAAGCCCAAACGGCTTGAACTTGCGCCCAATACTTGGGGGCTTGCTCAAACACAAATCAACAACTTAGAGTTTCTGGAAGGTGTAAGCGTGCAAGTTTTGGCTGATGGCGCGGACTTGGGCCAGTACACCATAAATCAAGGCAGTATTACTTTAGAACGTGCGGCTTACAAGATTACGCTGGGGCTGCCTTATAAAGGACAATTAGCAACCCTTGATTGGGAGGCAGGTAGTGCACTGGGCTCAAGCGAAGGCCAATTTGGCCGCATCACAGAGCTTAATTTACATTTGATTGAAGCAAGCTTAGCGCAGTGTAAAGTACGTGGTCAGAACTTAAGCAGCAGCTTTGCCCTTCGGTCCAACCTCACTCACTATGACACCGCTCAAGAACTGTTCTCAGGCTTGCAAACATTCAAAACGGCCGCAGGTTTTGACCGAATACGCCAAGTTTCTTTCGAGATAAGCGGTCCATTGCCTTTCAGTTGTTTGTCTGTGATGAGCAAGGTACAAATTAGTGACACTTAAGATTAAGACCTTCAAGGCATCGCACGCCGTAGATTTGACACTAAGCCCTTTTCAAGCCGAAACCATGGGGGCGCTGGATTACCGTTATGGCGCCCTGCTAGAAACCAATTGCCGCATTGCCCAGACCTTGTGCCTACACAATCGAGCTTTGGCTTGCTGGGGTTTGCTCCCTCTCTGGACGGGCGTCAGTGAAGCCTGGATGCTGGTAACCCCTGACATAAAAAAGGGTTCAAAATTGGTCGTTCGAGCGCTTGAGGCCATACTGGAAGATGCCACCGAGCACCGGGTGCAAACCAGTGTGCTAGAGGGTTTTAAGACGGGTCAAAAGTTTGTGGAGTTTTTAGGTTTCAAGCCCGAAGGTGTAATGAGCCAATACGATGTTTTAGGGCGTAATCATATACGCTATGCGAGGATTTACAATGGCTGAAATGATGATGATGGCAGGCAGTCTTGCATCGGTTGGCGGCGCACTCGCCCAAGGTGAAGGACAACGAGGCATACACAATTACAATGCGCAATTGGCGCGCAATGAGGCCAAACAAGGCCAGAGAGCAGCTCAATTCTCAATAGAGCAGAACACCGAGCGCACCAATCGCCTGCTCGGGATGCAACGCGCACAGATTGCCAAATCAGGTTTTGATATTGCCGGAAGCCCGCTTTTGTTGATGGAAGAAACCGCACGTATGGGCAGTTTGGAAAATCAAATGTTGCAATATCAAGCCGACCTTCAAAGCGCTAATATGGCGCAAGCCGCTAAGACTTCCAGGCGTCAAGGCAAAAATGCTCGTATTGGTGGTGTCTTAAATGCCGGGGGTGGTCTGCTGACCGGTTTAGGCAATCTAGGCGTGGGCCTAAATAATCTAACGGGCGGCTTAAACTCGGGCACAAGCACCGTACTATAAAGGGATTTTATGGCTATACAACGGCATGAAGGCGCGCATACGCAATTATCAAACAGTACTGGGGCACAAACCCTCAATCCTGACGCCTTAAATGCCGGGCCTAAAGCTCTGAGTGGCTTAGGGGCTGCCGCCAGTCAATTTGGTCACAAGCTTGAACTAGAACAAGCCAAAGCACAGGTTGCCGAATCGCGAGCCGGTGCGCTTAATGCCGCAAGCGAGTTGCAAAATGATTTGGCGCTCAATATCGACCCCAGTAATCCGCAATACAGAACCAAACTGGATGAGGGCCTGCGTGCCATTCATCAAACCTATTTAGACAACACGCAAAATAAAGTGGCCCGTGCCCACCTTAATGACGTGTTTACGGCAGAACGCGGAAGAATGTTAGCCGAAGGCTTGCAAATTGAGCGCAATGCGCAAATTGGGCATGCGGCCATTCAGACGCGCAATACGCTAAACATTTTACAAAATACCACCGAAACCAATCCGGAGCTTTTTAACACCACACAAGCGCAAGGCATCTCAGCCATTTTGAGCAGTGGTGTCTTGACTGAAAATCAAAAGCAAGAAGCCGTTCTACAATTTAAAAGCGATGTGCGCGTGGCCCAATTGCAGGGTTTATTGCGCTCTAACCCCAATCAAGTTCATGCAGATTTGATTGATGGTAAATTTGACAAAGAATTGATACACAGTCAAAAAGAACAGTTGATTAAACAAAGTCAAAGCCTGGTTAAACAAGGCAATAATTTTGCTGGTATGGAAGAATTAAACCGACGCGGCATACCTTTAGACCAAGAATACTCCAGGAACGATATTGATGCTTTCTATGATGACAAAGAGGCGCAAATAGTCAATGGCAATAATGGCGCACCGCCAACACCCTTTCAATATGCGCAATTAGTCAATCAATACAAGACACCTAATTCGCGTATGAATTTTCAAATGACGCAAGCCATCCTTTATGGCAAGCCAGAAGAGGCCGCCCCCTGGCTTGAAGTCTACAAAGGTTTACGCGACCCAGACACAGGTGCGCCGCAAGCTCTAGCCACTTTAAATAGCAAAGTTGTTGACCGCTTGTCTCTGGGTCTCGAACACTTCACACAATCCCCTTCTTTGGGACCGGCCGCTGCCATGGAATATGCCAATAAAGTCAGTCAGCCAGAACATAAGGCAGTTTATGACGGACGGCTGCGCGAGATACAAAACAATAAAGCCTATCTAGGCACAAACTTTGAAAACAAATTGGCCGAATCGATGGGCATGCCGGCCACCTGGTGGAAGTTTAATTCGGACCGCGCTACACAATTGCCTCCAAACTTAAAATATCGCGCGCTGGACATGTTCCAGAAAATGGTTGCAGGCCATGGGGTTGATGAGCAAACAGCCCTTAATGCGGTTGCCTCCCAGCTCGGGCAAACCTTTGGACCCAACCCTATCAACACAGACGGCCCTTGGATTGAATTGCCGCCCAATCGGGTGATGCCGGGTGAAAACGGCAATGGCATTGCGCTCAAAAATCAATTCGCTTTTGCGCTTGAGGATTTAAGTTCTGCCACATCTCTGCTGCCTGAAGGCATGCGCTTAATTTTGGCTAAACCTGAACAGGCTTCTAATGCTCGTGAATTTGGCAACACAGACAGCCATCAACTGGGCGCAGGCTACAAAAGTGCGGTGACCCACGGACAACGACAACACATCAAACGCGATGATGAACGCGTGCTCGATACCGATATATTTGGGAGCCAAATGCCCGAATATGTTATCGAGGGTCGTGCGCGCAAAATCATGTTTGATACCGACGACATTACTCGTAACGCCCCCTTAGGACAGCTGTCTTATTACTTGTATTATTACAACGACCGCGGAATAAAAACGCCTCTTATGGACCCACAAACCGGTACACCGGCTAGGTGGTACCCGCAACCCACCAACGTGTTCGCGGCAAACGCCATAAAGAAACAGACACCGAGTTTGAAAGAAGCGGTTGCAGGGGTGAAAGCAGGCACCAAGGCGCGCAACGATTTAATTGGTGCGGGTGTCGATGTCTACTCCCCGCTAGGCACCTATCAAGGGGGTGAGTAATGCCTATTTTAGGAACCCCGGATGTTTTAGGCTTCACAACGGTGACCCCTTTTCCACGCCTTAAAGATGAACGCCCACCCCCAACAGGGGACGAAATTATCCGTGCCGCTTGGGAAAACAATAATATTCTCGGCAGCACCCTCAATGCTGTGCAGAATTTTCAAATGCCAGGCCAAATGGACCCAGAGTTAAACCTTGATGAACATTTAGCCGGTTATGAAAAACATTACAAGAAATTCATTGGTGTGCGCAATGTAGATGATATTAATCAAAGAAAACAACGCTTAGAGCGCGAAGCTGAGAATGCGGACATTTTGCAACGCGCGTCTGGCCTAGGTGATTTGGTGACCTCAACGGTTATCGGCTCGCTTGATCCAACCTGGCTTATCCCGGGCAGTTTTGCGAGCACCAGTGCACTTAAAACCATACAAAGTTCAAGCTTGCGTGCGCTGGCAGGCGCCGCGGGCGGTGCCACCGCCATTGGCTCAACAGTAGCCTTACAAGAAGGCATTTTGCAAGCAACGCAACTGGACCGCTCAACGCAGGAAAGCATCAATAACACTATTTATGCCGCAGCCGGCGGGGCCATCTTAGGCGGCCTTATGGGCTATCTCACCAAAGCACAAAAAGACGCTTTCAATAAAGCGGTCATCGATGCGGGCACGGGCGACTTTACCAATCCACACGCACAACCTTTCATGGGCCCCATGCATCCTGTGCCAAACACTGAGTCAACAACAGGTGCCCTTTATCGCGATTTAGATAGAACGCTTGACCCAGTCACCGCACAAGCGGTTGCCCCTGCGAGGGTTGGCGACCTCAAACAAAAACCTGGAATTTTAAATAAAGTAAAAGACTTCTTATTCAATTCGCTTTTCGATTGGACACCCCAGGGACAAGCCGCGCGTTCTAATTTCGAGACCATACAAAGGCTCGGACCACAAATCTATCACACCGATTTCTTGAGCAATCTACACTTGGAAGGCAAATCCCTCGATGCTGCATTGGAAACACTAATAGAAGTTGAAAACGCGCCTCTTAAAACCGCTTTGCGTGACGCACTGGAAGAGCACATCAAATACAGCGAACGGCTTGCATCTGAAGGCTTGACCCCTTTAGGGCGTGAAGACTTTGGACGCTTGGTAATGGATGCCCACAGACGTCTTGATAAGCATGCCATACCCGAAGTACAAGCAGCAGCTGGCCATTTACGCAAAAATTATGACCGCAATTTTCAACGCGGAATAGAAGTCGGTTTTGCAGACAAAGCCCCTAAAACGCACACAGCTGAGTCCTACGCCCCACGCATCATTAATAGATTGAAAGTGCAAGTCGAACGATTCATGACGCTTGCGCGTGATGGTGTATCCGGACCTATTGAGCGCATCGTCAATCATTTAGAAGATGTCAATGAGCGCATCAAGCGTGGTGAGAAAGTCTACAACCGCACAGGCAGTGATTTGATGCATCAGGCGCGTCTCTTACGCGAAAATGCGCAAGACTATTTGGCTAAACTGGGTGTCAAAAGCGGTGCGAACAAAGTTAAACTAAAAGCAACAGAAGTTGCGGAATTGCAAGCGCTCATCAAAGAAGCGGCGCACCTTGAAGCACAAGCGGCTGAACATGTGTTCGCTAAACTCGACCCCGATAGCTTGACGCGCAAAGCAACCGAAATTTTAGATAATTATTTGAATATTGATTTACATCAGGAAACCGGACATGCATTTAATCAAAAATATGCCCCCGATAGCCTTAAGCCTGGGACTTTCAAAGCGCGCGAGTTCATGATTGATGATGAGCTATTCAAAGATTATTGGTTAGATGATGCATTTGAAGTGTCGTACCGACACCACATGTCAACAAGCCCCTACTTAACGACGGCTGAGTTTCTGAAGTCTTCAGGTTATGGGTCGATTGAAAACATTTACAAAGAGCTAGGTTCAGAATATGACAAATTACGCCCGCATCTCTCGGGCAAACAGGCCGTTAAGCTTGATAAAGAATACTTGAGTGCGCAACGCTACATTAAAGATTCTTTTGAGCTAATGACCGGGCAATTTGATAAAGCCATTGACCATCCCGGATGGCGGCGTTTGGCTGATGTCATGAATGCTTATACTTCAGCTAGGCTCTTAGGCGGCACGCCCTTAGCGGCCCTCGATGATGTTGGCCGCGTCATGTTCACACGAGGTTTAGAAGCTTTTTTTGAAGATGGCATTGCGCCCATGATGAAAGCCCTAAGTGATCCAAAATTAGACTCCAGGCTTTGGCAAGATTTGAACATTGCCACCGATTCCATTTTAGGCTTTACCCGTAATCTGGGCGATGATTTGCATCAACTTTATGGCGACCGCACGGCTATTGAGCGCTTTGTCAAATTTGCAGGCAACGATGTACATCGCTTATCCGGTTTGCAATTGCAAGGACGGTTACTTGAAGAGATTTATGGCCGCACGAGCATGTCGGGCAACATGCGCAATATCATTGGCTTGCTTAATGGTGCTGATTTAAAAGCACTGACTCCGGAGGCACGCGAATTTGTCAAACGTGCGCATGCAGGTGACCGACTGTTTTCTAAAAGCGCCTGGAAAATTGATGCACACGGGCGTGAAATGTTAGCCAAATTGGGTTTCGACAAACGTGACTTTGCAGCTTACATCAACAACTATGTCACTGCTGGCGGCGACATTTATGAGGGCGCCTATCTACCTTGGAAACATGATTGGGGCAACAAGCGGCTGCAAAAAAATTTCATGGGCGCCATTCATAAAGACATGACACAAACCATTATAAAGCCGACCAAAGGTGACATACCCTTCTGGGGGCACCGTAAGCTGGGGCAAACCTTACTTAAGATTCGTACCTTCCAATTTGCAGCTTTGAACAAGACAACCATACCCCTTCTGCAAAGACGCGATGCCGCCGTCTTGGGAACGCTTGTCAATCGCATGAGTTTTGGTTTGCTGTCTTATGCCGCCGCCAGCAAGGCGCGTGACCCCTTCGCCCCCTTACATGACAACTGGCGCGATTTATCCTATGAAGCCATAGACCGCGCAGCTTTAACCGGCGTTCTTATGGAAGGCTACAACATGGGCGCTAAGATGGGCTTGGTTGAGGCTTTATCAGGTGGCTTGCTGGGTAAAGATGAAGGCACACGTTATCAATCCCGCGGACCCATCTCAGCCTTGGTAGGCCCTAACATCGGTTTGCTGGAAGACATCACGCAAACCGTGAGGGCTGTGACGCGCGCGTATAACGATCCAGATAAACCCTATTCTACCAATGACGCGGCACGCGCTTTTCACATGCTGCCTTTGGTTCGCGTTTGGTATTTTCGTTATATCATGGAGCAGGCCGTACGTGGCTTGAGTGAAAAAGCAGGCGCTACCCCTTCACCCGACCGTTCGACTCGAAGACAATAGAGGGACCTATTTATGACTGTTGAAACACAAATCACTAATGCCATTTACGTTGTGCAAGGCCTAGGCCCTTATCCTTGTAAATTTAATTTCATTGAGCCCCAGGATGTTTCTGTTTTTGTGGAACGCAATGCAGGGCAAGAAGTTATCTTGCAATTGGGCTTTGATTACACCCTGCAAGGACAAGGCAACACCAATCCCTCACAGATTACGCTAAGCGCTAGAGCCGCAAGCTTGTATGATGGTTGGGCGCTTTATATCGATCGCGAAACCCAAGCCCTACAACCCATCCGCTATCTGCAACAAGGACCCTATTCAGCCACCAAAACCGAGCACGCTTTTGACCGGCAAACCATGGCCCTCCAGGATGTGGCTTTCACACTTGCCCGCTCCATAAAGCTTTCAAAATTAAACCGACAAGTACGCTCGACCGAGATACAAGATGTAGGCGCATCCAAAGTTTTGCAATTTACCCCAGATGGTACAGGCATTCGCGCGGTACTCCCCCAAGACATTTTCCTAAATCAGGAAAATGCCGCCATCAACGCACAAATACAACAATTAAATCACGGTTTTGTAGTCGAGCAATACATTACCCCAACAGCCACAGGCTATATCTTGGCCGATAGCACAAGTTTAGCCACCGCTGAATCGGTGGGCGTCGTCACTCAAGTTATTGATGCGGATAACTTTGTCGTCTCAAGCATTGGACGCGCCACCTGCTTTAACAACTTGATACCGGGCAGCACCTATTTCTTGGGCCAAAAGGGTCAAATGAGCTTGACCCCTAATCTTACGCCTGGGCAAATCAATAAACCCGTGCTCATTGCTGATAGCTCAACATCTGGATTTATTCAATCCATGCGCGGCAAAATCAATCCAGATGCAATTATTGTGCAAGACCACAGCAATGTGGCACGGCTTGTAACCCAAGCCAATCATGGGTTTGTGCAAGATCAAGCCTTGTGCTTTGTAAGTGCTACAAAAATGTACGCCCTGGCTACTGCTGCCGGCACCCTAGAACAAGCAAGCGCACAAGGCGTGTGCGTGGAAGTTGTTGATGCCAACAATTTCTATATGGTCACCAGTGGTTACACCACGGGCGGGCAATTTACAGGCCTTGGTCAATTGTATTTATCAGAAACAACGCCTGGTCTCTTGACGCCCACAGCCCCGAGCGTAAGCGGCCATTACATCACGCCTGTAATTGATTGCGACTCGCTGACCTCTGGTAATGTGCAAATTCATTATCCGCAAATTATTAACAATGGCGCAGGCAATACAACCCCCGTCTCACAAAATACACAACTGCAACCAGGGCGTATTTACACCACCTATAACAATGCGAATGGTGTCACCGTTATGACACTGCCCACGCACGCAATTTTAGGGGACACTTTAGAGATTGTAGGCTACAATAATCCCCTTGGATGGATGGTTGCACAAAATGCAAATCAGCAAATCCACTTCCTAGGCACAGACACCACACGCGGGATTAATGGGGCTGCCACCTCGACCACGCAAAACGACTGCTTAGGCCTAAGTGTAACCGCTGTAGATAGCAATTCATTTCCAACTGATTTTGTGGCGAGAACCGCCATGGGTAACATTGATTTAACTTAAATTTCATCGAAAGGGAGTTTGATGTATGGCCTTAAATAACGCCTCGAATTTTATCCAACATTTGTCGCCTTTTGGCGCAGCATACGCAGGCTCCACCAAAGAAATTGACACCGTTTTGCTTGGTCAAGGTCAATATTTGGGTGGTAACGTTACCGGTGGTAATGCAAGCGCCCCCACAGCCTGGACCATTGTAGGCGGGGCTAATGGCATTACGGTTGACTCAAGCACCACACCCGGCAAAACCCTCATTAATGGGCCAACGCCCCCCACACCCGGCATGACCTCAAACACCGCAAGCTCCAACACCACCATGGTCAAAAAAAACTCGTATATTGCCACCGGGACAACCTCGCTTACTTTTACGCTCCCATCTAACGCGGTTGCAGGCGACCCCTATGAAATCATTGGCTCAGGACCTCTAGGTGCACCTTTTGTAATCCAAGCGGCCGCAGGTCAAGTCATCTTCCTAGGCGACACTTCAACCGCTGCAGGGGGGACTGTAACCAGTAAACTGCCCTCAGATTCAGCCTATATTTATTGTGTGGGAACCAACACTTTTTCAGTCAAAAGCTCAACCGGTAATTTCGACATTGTCTAAAGTTCGCTTTGGGGTGAGTCTAACTCACCTCTTTTTTCATGGATGATTCATGACCATTACCTGCGCCACCAATGAAAAATTACCCGCAAGCCTTGGGGATTCAACGGTCTCGGACACCGTGCAAATGGTTCCAGGTAGGCTCTATGGGCATAGTTTACTCACCAATGGATCAAAAGCCATTGACCAGCGGGTAGGCCCTTACACACTTGCCGGAACGACAAGCGCACCTGTTGGCAGCTACACACTGGACCAGTGGTACATCTACACGCAATGCAATGTGACCGTGAGTCAAACCGTGGGCACAATTGCCAATTCTTTTTATCTCAGCATACAACGCACGAGCGGCACAGGTTTGATCAAAGTTGGCCAAACTATTACTATGTGGGACTGTCGTGGTTCTTACAGCCAAACCTTAAGTGCGCAACTGCGCTGTTTCATTGGTAGCAACTTCTCAAGCATGAATGGCGTGACCTTAACGGTTTATGCAGGTACGGGCACCACTGATATCAATAACGTCAACACAACGACCCCTTTCACCGGTCAAACCGCTATTATCACAAAAACGTTCACACCCACGGCAACTACAAGTCTCAACGCACAATTGATTACCGCTATCTCAAGCTTAACGCCTGCCAACACAACGCAATTATCATTTGAAATCTCATGGACGCCTCTAAGCGCTACGCCTGGCCAAAATGATGTGTTTAGCTTTTCACAATCACAACTAGAGATAAGCCCTAATCCAACGGCATTTGTGCGCTTGCCTTTTTGGTATCAGCTTTATGGCTGCCAATTCTATTACCGCAAAACCTATGCCTACTCGGTGCGTCCCGGGACTACTACTAATGTGGGGGCAGTCCTATTTCCAAGCGCTTATGCAGCAGGACTTATAGGCGGCGCGTTGCCTAACGGTTATTACTACGGCACTTATGAATTTGAACAAATGTTTAGCACGCCTCAAGTCGCTTGCATTTCGGTTAATGGGGCAAGTGGGCGCGTGTCTAATGCCAGCGGCACTGATTTAAGTGCTAACTCAGGCACGATTACTAACATTTCTCAAAAATCTTGTAATTTGATAAATGCCTCTGGCGGGGCTATATCCGCCGCAAACGGGGGCTTTATGGCCCATTTAACCCTTAGCGCAGTTATTTAAGGAACGAATATGGCAAAAACTAACCCGAGTGGTCAAACGTTTAACCAAACGGCAAACCAACTTTTATTGGCAACCAGTGCAACCAACGCCACAGGCTTAACACTTGGCGCCAACCAAATCCCTTATGGGACGGGCAGCGGGGCGGCGCCCACGGCTGTCACCTTGACCGCGGGGGCGGGCATACAGTTAACCAATGCTTCAGGTGCTCTAAACATTGCAGCCACAGCTATGGCCATGCCCTGGACTACAGTCAGCGCCAATACCACAGCCGTTAGCGGTTCCGGGTATGTGGTGACAAACACCAGTACGGTCACGCTTCCCACACCCACACTTGGCGCAATTATACAAATTGGCGGAACTGTCGGCGGTTACGCAATTGTTGCACCCTCAAATGTCACCATTCAGGTTGGCACACAAGTCAGTGCCGCCGCTGGTAATGCTGTCAGTCAATCAGCAGGCGATTCCATAAATCTTGTCGGCATTAGCTCAACCGCTTGGATGGCTTTTTCCGGTTGGGGTACTTTTAATGTTACTTAAAATTGGGGAATAAATATGGCACGCGCAAATACGTTGAATTTTCAAAATGACGCGCTTTTGCGCGCCTATAGCGGTAGCTCAGGGGGTGGCAGTCTGCCGCCCAATGGGTTGATAAATCCTGGTATGAACTTCAATCAGGGCGCGACCTCCTACACAGTTACTAATGCAGGTGTCCAGCGCACCCTTGATGGCTATGTAGCTAAGGTTAGTTCTGGCTCCTGGGTTATTTCGCAAGTAGCAGGCACACTCACAGGTTCGTATTATTTGAATGCGACAACATCATCAGCGCCTGCGAATGGGAATTTATGCTATCTAACCGCAAATATTCCAAGTCGTTTTATGCAAACTTGGGCCGGACAAACTGTAAGTATTGCCTTATCAACCATTTGGCCGGCATCTCTTTTAAACGGTACCAGCCTT